TCAATAAAGATAATGTAAGAAACGGATTTTTTGAGCTTGACTGGAATCAAGAATTTATTGTACAATTGAAGAAAGCAGGTTATGGTTTTGACGGAGATCCCGACGAAGAAATAGTTGATCGCTGGTTTAGAGAACTAGCCAGCAGTATGTTTCTAGAAGAAGGGCTCGATCCAAGAAATCGTACAGCCGGATTCATTAACGTTGTTCCACTATCAAAAGGCAAATCAGAAGTATCATGACATATATATTGGTTGATACCGCTAATACATTCTTTCGTGCTAGACATGTTGTACAGGGTTCTAGCGACATTAAACTTGGAATGGCATTCCATATTACGTTTAACAGTATTAAAAAGGCATGGAATGACTTTGAGGGGAAACATGTAGTGTTCTGTCTCGAAGGTCGTAGCTGGCGTAAGGATTTTTATCAACCTTATAAAAGAAATAGGCAAGAGACTCGTGCGGCACTAACTCCTAAAGAACAAGAAGAAGATAAATTGTTCTGGGAAGCATTTGACGAATTTAAAAACTTTGTTATTGAGAAGACCAATTGTACAGTCTTGCATCATCCCCAATTAGAAGCTGATGATCTCATTGCAGGCTTTATTCAAGCTCATCCATTAGAAAAGCATGTCATTATCAGCACCGACAGTGATTTTTATCAGCTGATTGCACCAAACGTGAGTCAATATAATGGTGTCCAAGAACATCATATTACGCATGAAGGAATTTTTGATGCAAAAGGCAAACTTGTCAAAGATAAAAAAACAGGTGAAGCAAAAGAAGCGCCAAATCCAGAATGGTTGCTCTTTGAAAAATGTATGCGTGGCGATACCAGTGATAATGTCTTCTCGGCGTATCCAGGTGTGCGTGTTAAAGGCACAAAAAACAAAGTGGGTCTTACTGAAGCGTTCGAAGATCGTAAAAGCAAAGGATTTGCGTGGAACAATCTCATGCTTCAGAGGTGGGTTGATCACAATGGACAAGAACATCGTGTACTAGATGACTATGTCAGAAATCGAACATTGATTGATCTTACTGCTCAACCAGAAGACATTAAACAACTGATTCGCAAGACTATTGAAGTGGACTGTGTAGCCAAAGATATCTCCCAAGTTGGAATTCGTATGCTTAAATTTTGCAATGCTTGGGACATGAAGAAGATTGCTGACAACATACAGCAATATGCTGAACCATTTCAAGCTAAATATCCGGCACAGACATCTACAGAGGAGATTTTATGATTTATCATGCTAAACCCGTAATTGAGGGAAAATTTTGGATTGTAGAACAAGACGGAGTTAAGGTAGGACTATTGCACAAAAAAGAAAATAATAAATTTATGCTTAGTTCAACTGGCGGTGAAGTAATGTTTAACAAAAAAGATGATCTTACTAAACAATTTGGTAAAGAGTTTTTTCTAAAAAATCCAAAAGTTAAAGTTACTTCAACAGACGACGAAGCTAAAGAGTGTCACGGCTATCCTACTAGTTGCGCTCCATACAATTCTATGTATGACGTAAGACGAAAATTACCGTTGTTTACTAAAAGCGAAAAATCTAAAAGTTTATATTGTGCAGGCTATTATGTTATTAAATTTGACAAAGGTTGGGTTAAGAGCTTTTGTCCTAAAGCAATCACTATTGAACGCTATCCTTATAAAGGGCCCTTTACTAGTGAACTTGAAATGAAGGTTATGTTGGCTAATGCAAAATCAGATTAATACTACTCCAATTACACAATTTATTCAGCAGGTAAGAACTGCTGAACTTAGTCAACAGAAGGAAGTAAAACTATCCATGCAACAGGCAAGATTAGTCAGTCTTGCCCTTGCAGAAGTTTTAGATCATATGAATCGAGATTGGGAAACGCTATATCACGCATTAAAACAGTCTGCGAACCCAAACGTTGTTTCTGTTGAAATGGACGGTGGCGGATTTGAGGACAAATAACTCCAGTCTAAAATTGATAAATATATGCGTAGATATTAACGCATATGAGTCGACCAAAACCCAAAGTTCTTTTAGAACACATAAACAAAAAATCTTATAAGGCTGAGCAGGTTTTAGAAGCTGATGCCATTTGGGCTGTTTTTTATAAAGGACAGCCATTTAATCTAAAAAGTTTTAACAGTCTGACCAGTTATCCAGGCCCAAAGTATAAAAAAGTAAGTTTTTCAAATCCTGGACACGCTATTAACCTTGCAAAAAAACTTAACTTAACCTTTGGTACGCAGGACTTTCAAGTGGTTAAGTTAACGCAAGGTGAAATACAAAAATGATTGAGCGTGATACACTAACTAAAATTTTTTTAAAACAGTGGGGCAAGGGCATAGATGATGCCAATGTCAAACTCTATTCACGTAGATGGTGGCAATCTACTAGAGTAGGCAAACAGTCTGCGTTTCGACTAAGCGACGAAGGATTTAGATTTCTTACAGATGATTTGGATCTACAAAGTTATGAAGTTCCATTTACTGAACCAATTGAATTGAGTCCTCAGACTATTGTATTTTTGGAAAGATACATAGATTGTCCATATTTCTTGACTGCTGAGAGTATCACTGTCTTTTCAGAGAAGAAAAGTTTTGAGCTTTATTTGTTTTCAGACGACATTCGAAAATTTGGACTTATAAAAGCAATGAAAGAACGCCAAGATGATTTGGACGATTCTAGCCAAAATTAATTAAATTCCAGTTGACTTGCTCCTCAATGTCCTATATAATAAGGCATAGACAGTTAGTTCTTAACAATTTTTTAACCCTGGAGTTTATATGAGCGAGATCATTTCACGTACCGTTGGCCCAAAAGCCGCTAAAAAGTCTCTGCGTAAAGCATTTAAGAGCAAGCGACCAGTATTCCTGTGGGGCCCCCCAGGTATTGGTAAATCAGATATTATCAAACAGTTGGGCAGTGAGCTTGATGCTCACGTGATTGATGTTCGACTTAGCCTTTGGGAACCCACTGATATCAAAGGTATCCCTTATTTTGACTCAAACTCAAATAAAATGGTTTGGGCACCTCCAGGTGAATTGCCTGATGCAGAAATGGCAAGTCAACACAAGCAGATTATCCTATTCATGGACGAAATGAACTCTGCGGCTCCTGCTGTACAGGCCGCGGCTTACCAGCTGGTTCTTAACCGTAAGGTTGGTACTTATCAACTTCCAGATAATGTTGTAATGGTTGCCGCTGGTAACCGTGAAAGCGACAAGGGTGTTACTTATCGTATGCCTGCTCCGTTGGCTAATCGCTTCGTTCACTTGGAAATGGCTGTTGACTGGGACGACTACTTTGAGTGGGCTACTGAAAATCGTATTCACAAGGATGTAGTTGGTTTCCTTACTTTTAGCAAGAAAGACCTCTACGACTTTGATCCTAAGAGTGCTTCACGTGCCTTTGCTACTCCTCGCTCATGGAGTTTTGTTAGCGAACTTCTACACGATGACGACACTGAAGAAAGTACTCTGACTGATCTAACTGCGGGTGCTATCGGTGAAGGTCTTGCTGTTAAGTTTATGGCTCACCGTAAACACGCCAGCAAAATGCCTAATCCACAGGATATCCTCAAAGGTAAGGTTAAGAAAATGGACACTAAAGAAATTAGTGCCATGTATAGTTTGACTGTTAGTCTTTGCTACGAGCTTAAAGAAGCCAACGATAAAAAGGCTAAGGATTGGGATGACCAAGTTAACTATTTCTTCCAATTCATGATGGATAATTTTGAAACTGAATTAGTTATTATGGGAACTAAACTTGCCCTTAGCCAATACAAACTTCCGCTGGATCCAGACGAAATCAAGTGCTTCGATGACTTCCATGCAAAGTATGGCAAATATATTTCTGCCGCAACAGAAAAGCCTAGTCGATAATCAGTTGACACCGCCCACAGGCGGTGTTATACTATAAGTATATTGAAATAGGAGCAAATATATGTCAAGTCTCGATCCAATTATTGATAACATTATTGTAGCTCGCGTTGGCTTGCTACTCCGCCATCCGTTCTTTGGCAACATGGCTACACGTCTTAAAATTCAAGACGGCAGTGACTGGTGCGCCACCGCCGCTACTGACGGCCGCCACATCTACTTTAATAGAGAGTTTTTTCAAAAGCTCAGTGTTAAACAAATTGAATTTGTTATTGCACACGAAATCCTGCACAACGTCTTCGATCACTTAGGTCGTAACGAAGGCAGGGATCGTCGCATCTTTAATATTGCCGCAGACTATTGTGTAAACGGACAATTGGTTAGAGATGGTATTGGCGAAATTCCGCCTAAAGAAATTAAAATCTTTCATGACTCTAAGTACTACAATTGGAGTGCTGAACAAGTTTATGATGATATCCACAATAAGCATGACGAAGAAGAATTGGCTGCTCTAGGTCAATTGCTTGACGACCACGTTGATTGGGGCAATGAAGACCAACAGGGAAATCGCCCTCAGTACTCTAAAGACGAACTCAAAAAAATCCGTGATGAATTGAGAGAGGCTGTTGTACAAGCGGCTCAGGCGGCGGGTGCAGGTAATACACCTGCAAATATCCAACGCATGATTAAGGAATTTACTGAGCCTAAAATGAATTGGCGAGAAATTCTGCGTCAGCAAATTCAAAGTACTATTAAGAACGATTTTACTTTTATGCGTCCTAACCGTAAAGGCTGGCACATGAACGCTATCCTTCCGGGTCAGAACTATCAAGAAACTATTGATATCTGTGTGTCAATTGACATGTCAGGCTCAATCGGTGATGATCAGGCTAGAGACTTCCTTACCGAAATTAAAGGTATCATGGAAGAGTACAAGGATTTTAAAATTAAACTTTGGTGTTTTGATACCGCGGTCTATAACGAAGCTGACTATGACGGCTACACTATGGATGAGTTTTCTGACTACCAGGTAGCAGGCGGTGGCGGTACCGAATTTATGGCTAATTGGGAATACATGAAAGAGCACGATATCAATCCCAAGAAGTTTATTATGTTTACAGACGGATACCCATTTGGTTCATGGGGTGATGAACTGTACTGTGATACAGTTTTTATCATCCACGGAAACAATACCATTGTTCCTCCGTTTGGTGAATTTGCCTACTACGAATTTAAGAATGAATCTAGAGTTTGATGCATTTAGTAGTGGTCAAATTGAAAGTAAACTATGGGCCGCTGAAAAATTAGAATGGTCTGTTAAAGAACACGATATTGGCTCTCTGGACATTTATGTCCTAGGGGGCTGGTATTCTTTACTTCACTTTATCTTAAAAGTAAGAAATAATATTTCTATAAATTCTTGTAGATCGTTCGATCTAGATCCCAGTGCCTGTTCAGTAGCTAACTTAATTAATAACACCTGGGAGATTAAAGACTGGTCATTTCGGTCTTATCCGCAGGATATAAATGTCATAGACTATCCTCTTAATATTAACTGTGTAATCAACACCATTACAGAACATGTTAAAGGTAACGATTGGTATGATAGGATTCCCAAAGGAACGCTTTGTCTATTTCAATCTAATGATTTAGATCATAAAGATCACATAAACAAAGTTTCTAGTATAGAACAATTAGAAGAAAAGTATCCGCTGTCAGAGACTTATTTTAGCGGTTTAAAATTAATAGATTCTTATACTAGATTTATGATTATAGGAAAAAAATAATGGCTCTAAAAAACGGTAAACCTAATCCATTAAATTTTTTCAATCTACGACGAGTTGAGTTTTCTCCACCACATTTTACCTATACCAACTTTGATAGATATTCACCTAACATAATTAGGCAGTTCGATAGTTGGATAAAGTCAAATCTCAACGGAAGATACTATCTAGGACAAGAGCTTGCATTAGATCATAATAATACACTGGTCTATATTACTAAAATTGGCTTTGAAACTGAAAAAGAACTTAGCTTCT